CAGCAACTGATGCGGAAAAGGTATTTGTCCCTGATCACATTCTTAATGGTGAAAATGTTGAGGAATCTCAAGATCATAGTGCTCTTGGCAAGGTTCATGAAGCTTTTATCCTATTTCATGGCGAAGTCTACAAGATTTTGTTTATAGCCGATCAATTGCCCAATCCGTCTGAGGATGGCGCTGATCATGAAAAAGGAGAAGCAGATGATTATTCCAAGGCATCTAAAAGATCCGGCAAAGCCTATAAGCGTGCAGCTTATAGAGCTGTTGCTGCCCATAAACATGGTCATAGTAAAGAACCCGGTGCTACTAAAGGCTCCAAACAGCCCATAGGTCATTCCGGCGCCACTAAGTCTCGAAAGAGTGACATTGTAGGTAAAAAAGAAATCATTGATAATATGATGCGTAAGCATCATATTAGCGAAGATGAAGCTAATAAACGCTACAATGAAGCTATCGATGACGTCGTTAGTGGTCGTAACCTTAGTAATTATACTATGGGTGGTGGTAAAACTAGAACTGATAAACCTGAACACGCTGTGTCAGGTAGTGCTATTATCGCCCCACCTCGTTTATATCTTATTGAGGCTATCCGCAATGGCAAAAGTTGTTTCGCTAATGCCTTTCCAGTAAGCAACAAGTTGCTCATACCCAGACATTTGGTTTCTGGTTGTGAGAATGTGTATGTTCACATACCTACTAGTGGCAAAGGGGGGGTTAATAAGCATAAACTTGATATGAGCAAATTGGTAGTTAATACCAATATTGCTGATACTCTTGTTTATCCTATTCCTCCTGGTTGCTCACAAAATAAGGCTGCTTTGAATATACCATCTCCAGGCAAATTTGTTGTCTTACACTGGATTGACAAGCAAGGAATACAACGCATGTCTGTTGGAGAGTGTGGTCCCATAATACCTCGTGGAAGCGATAGTAATATTGTCTCCATGAATTATTTAGGTTCTAGTGAACAAGGTTCGTGTGGTGGTGTTTACACTGATTGTATTGACGGTCACATAGTTGGTATACATGGTATCGGTGCTCCAGAAGGTTCTCATGGTATGTACCCTAGCTTTTATCCTTTCAATGAACAATTCATTGAATGGACTAAAAATACTGCTAGTGGTGTTAAACCTTACGATTACTCTTCTGTTAGCGAACGAAACTATGTAGAAAGCTATGAGAAGGAGATTAATACTAAGAAAAAACCACCCACTCTTAACACTACCTGTTTACAAAAGAAAACAGTAAGATTTGGCACAGAGGCTTCTGAAGAGAAATATCCAGCCAAACCATTATCATCTAAGGATGACAATGGTTTTGGTAGTATCACTCCCACTCCTGTTAAAGCAGAAAGTGGACCAGAGGCACCTCCTTCTGTTCCAAGCCATTCTTTTTAGGAGCGGGGAGTAAGTTGTTCAATTATCTTGCTCCCTACCCTCCTAAATTGAAAACTCTTGGTGCCAGAATTATTGGCGCGGCCAGGTCCTATCTTGATATCGGGGCTAATGTCAAGCATCTCGGAAGAGTTGTTAGATATTATAACCCAAAAAGTCCTGATTATCGAGACCCACTGGTTGAAGAGTTTCTCAATTTAAATGGTTTTACTGTGTCTGACTATGAAACTTATTCTGTTGTTCCAACTAATGATGAGTATGTAATGGACATACTTAAACGTTACGATCGTAA